TGAACAACTCTAAAGGATTTTGCTCTGCTAACAAAATACATATCGGCGGAACCGGCACATGTAAATGTTTCGTTGCAGCCAAACACGTTATGAATCGTTCCAAATACGGCACGCAAAGGAGGTGACGATAGCGGTTACATGTTGAATAAGAGACAAGAAAAATTCTGTATTGAGTATCTGGTGGATTTAAATGCGACTCAGGCCGCTATCCGAGCCGGATATAGTGAGTTAACGGCTTATTCGATTGGCTCACGACTGTTGAAAAAAGTTGAAATTAAAAACCGTGTTAAAGAACTACAAGACGAGTTCTTTAAAGACCGAATCATGAGCATCGCAGAAGTCGAGGGTCGACTGGCGGCATTGGCTCGGGGTGAGGTTAAAGAGGAGGTCGTTGTGGTGGAGGGCACGGGAGAAGGATGCAGCCGTGCACGAATCATTAAAAAGCATGTTGATGCCAGGGCCCAGCTGAAGGCCTTAGAGCTTATCGGTAAACGAAACAATTTGTTTAGTGCCGATACGGCGATTGAAGTCAACCCGATTATGATTGTCGGTGGTGATGACGTTGCAGACTAATTACGACGTCGTGAATATTGCCGATATAGTGGGAAAAGGCTATGGTGAGTTTTGGCGGTTTAAAGGCCGTTACAAAGTAGTTAAGGGGAGTCGTGCCAGTAAGAAATCATCTACGCAGTCATTACGAGTTATATATGAGATTGTGAGCAATCCTGTTATTAATTGGCTTGTAGTACGTAAGACGGAACGAACACTTCGGGACAGCTGTTTTGCACAACTTAAATGGGCCATGCGAAGGCTGCACGTCGAAAAGTATTTTAGGTGCAGCGTATCGCCGTTAGAGATTACTTATATTCCTACGGGCCAGAAAATCCTGTTTAGAGGCCTTGATGATCCGTTAAAGGTTACGTCCATTACCGTTGATTCAGGTTGCTTGTGTAGACTCTGGATTGAGGAAGCGTATGAGATAACAAAAGAGGATGACTTTAACCGACTTGATGAAAGCATTCGCGGGCAATTGCCCGAAGGGATGTATCATCAGGTCGTTTTAACGTTTAATCCTTGGTCTGATAGGCACTGGTTAAAGAAACGGTTCTTTGATACGCCTAGCTCGAATGTACTGGCCATGACAACGAATTATCGATGCAACGAGTTCCTAAGCCAATCGGATTTACTCCTGTTTGAAGAAATGAAGAAGAACCCAAGACGCTATGCCGTTGCCGGCGAGGGTGATTGGGGTGTTGTTGATGGGCTTGTGTACGAAAACTGGAAGGAGCAAGTGTTTGATACATCAGAAATTACCAGAAGAGCTACTGTCAAATCTGCGTTCGGTCTTGATTTTGGGTACACCAATGACCCTTCAGCCTTCGTCTGTTTGCTGGTAGACGAAACTGCCAGAGAAATTTATGTGTTCGATGAAATGTATCAAAAGGGTATGAGTAACGATGATATCGGAGAAGAGTTGCTACGCCGAGGCTACTCGAAAGAGCGCATCCGCGCTGATAGTGCGGAGCCGAAATCAATTGCATACCTGCGCAAGAAATACTTACGCAGAATCAGGGCCGCAAAGAAGGGCCCCGATTCAATCATGGCCGGCGTTACTTTAATTCAGGACTACACAATTATCATTCATCCGTCGTGTGTAAATTTTATTACTGAAATTAGCAATTACACATGGGCAACAGATAAGTTCGATAACAAGATTAATAAGCCGGTGGATGATTTTAATCATCTGATGGATGCCATGCGGTATGCAATGGAAGATTTTGATGGACGCAAAGGCATCCGAATTATGACGTAAGGGAGGTGAAAACGTGGAGATTGAACAAATTAAAAAGCTTATAAAAAAGCACATGGCAGGACATGCTTTAGTTATTAGCAACGCGTCAGACGCTAGACGTTATTATGCCGTTCAGAATGATATTATGCTGGCGCCGGGCAAGCCGAAGACGTTAGATGACGCTCGGATGCGTGGGGAAGATTTTAATCCGTCTAGGCAAGCTGACAATCGTATCCCTTATAGCTTTTATCCGCTTCTGGTTGACCAGAAAACAGCATATATGTTTTCTGCCCCGCCTCTTTTTGATGTAAGAGATGAGGACCTAAACAACCATATCACGGGGGTGCTCGGAGATGCATATGAAAAGAAAGCTAAAGATTTATGCGTCGAGGCTTCGAACTGTGGAATCGCATGGGTTCACTACTGGACAGATTCACAAGGCGCTTTTCAGTGGGCTGTCGTGCCGGGAGAAGAAATTATCCCTATCTGGGATAGTCGTTTAAATACACAGCTTGAAGGGGTGCTTCGTGTTTATAGCAGTCGAGATGAAAACGGCGACTCGATTACCGTATACGAATACTGGAACGACACGGTATGCGAGGCCTACTCCGTGCCGTCCGGGGCGGAAGACCTTATGGGCCTTAGTCGATATGCGATATACTCTGTGGTTACTGATAACGGAGGATTGGAAGACCGAGATACAGTTTCTCATAAGTTGGGAGCAGTTCCGTTTATTCCCTTTGGAAACAATGCGGCAAAAACGACTGACTTGGCGCGAATAAAGCCGTTAATCGATGCGTACGACAAAACCTATAGCGGATTCTTAAACGACCTTGAGGATGTACAGGAAGTTATATATGTGCTCACCAACTACGGCGGCGAGGATTTGTCAGAGTTTTTAGAAGGAATGAAGAAGTATAAAGCTATTCAGCTTGATTCTTCCGGTCCTGATGACCGTAGCGGGGTACAGACACTTACGATTGATATTCCCATTGAAGCACGAAAAGAGTTGCTTAATATTACGCGCAAGGCAATCTTTGACATGGGGCAAGGCGTCGACCCCCAACAGCAAGGTTTAGATGGAACAAGTGGCGAGGCTATGAAGTTTCTATATACGTTGCTTGAGTTAAAAGCGGGGATGATGGAAACAGAATTTCAGTTGGGATTTAATATGTTAATCCGAGCTATTTGCAAACATTATGGCAAGGAGGATGTAAAAATTATTCAGACATGGACCAGAACGTCCATTAAGAACGATGGCGACCTTGTTGATATGTGTAGTAAATCGATGGGTGTTGTGTCACGGAAAACTATTCTCGCTCATCATCCGTTTGTTGAAGATGTTAATGAAGAGTTGGAAAGACTCTCAGAAGAAAATAAGGAAGATGAGCAAGACTATGCTGAATAGTTTGTATAAATCTCTCGTGGCAGGTAAACCACGGTAAAAACCGGAAGGAGATATTATGACGATTGAGGAATTGCTTAAGGCACTTGGAATTGCCGACGATAAAAAAGAAACTGCAGAAAAAGAGCTCAAATCTTTTTTGGACGGTAGCTATGTGCCGAAATCTCGTTTTAATGAAGTGAACGAGGAAAAGAACACTTTAAAGAAGACCGTGGCTGAGCGGGATGAACAGCTAAAAACACTTCAACAAAGTGCTGAGGGTAATGAGGACCTGAAAAAGCAGATTAAGAACTTGCAGGAGTTAAACAAGGCCGCATCAGAAAAGGCGGAAAAAGAATTAAACGATTTTAAACTGACGGCAGCTATTAAGCTTGCCGTTTCTTCATCTGCACAAGACGCAGATCTCGTTGCAGGCCTTATAGATCGCGGGAAGCTAGTCTTATCTGAGGACGGGAAAATTAGTGGTCTAGACGAACAGATAAAAGCTTTACAACAAGATAAGTCTTTCTTGTTTAAGGCAGCTGATAGTGGTCGATTTAACTATAATCCCGGCAAAGGAGATGGCGTCCCCACGGACAACCCGTTCAGTAAAGAGCATTTTAACTTCACGGCTCAAAACAAGTTAATCCAAGACAACCCTGAGAAGGCAAGAGCGCTAGCTACAGAAGCAGGGGTAACAGTTGATTTTTAAGGAGGAATAAATTAATGAAAAACGAACTTATTTTTAATTTGCAGCGATTTGGTTCGCCCGGTAGTCCGGCGGCAACTCCGACGGCATCTACAGGTACAACGCTGGCTGATATTGTAGCGGTACCGTCTCGATTTGACGCTTATGTTATTAATAAGACTGCGGAACTCTCCGCGCTTCTTCAATCCGGTATTATGGTTCGAGATTCTCATTTTGACCAACTCGCATCTGAGCCGGCACAGGTTCATAACATGCCGTTCTTTAATGATTTGACAGGAGATTCTGAAGACGTTGTAGAAGGCACCGATCTTACAGCTGATAAAATCAAGTCCGGTAGTGACGCATCCACGACGATTCGACGTGCAAAGATGTGGTCTGCGACAGACCTGTCTGCGGCATTAGCCGGCTCTGACCCTGCGGCTGCTATTGCAAGCCTCGTAGGAGATTTCTGGGCTAGAGACAACCAGAAAGAACTTATTAACATTCTGAATGGCGTGTTTGCTTGTGACACCATGAAAGATACACACGTTCTTGATATTTCCGGCGGAACAGGGAAGGCTGCCAATTTTTCTGCAGAAAGCTTTTTGGATGCAACTCAACTTTTAGGGGATGCACAAGGACAGTTAACTGCCGTTGTTATGCATTCGGCAACTAAAGTTGCATTGAAGAAACAGAACTTAATCGAAACGATTCGAAATTCTGACGCTCAGGATTTTGATACGTATATGGGACGCCGGGTGATTGTTGATGACGGATGCCCTCACGATGCCGGCGTTTATACAACGTACCTTTTCGGGCAGGGTGCTATTGCTTACGGCATCGGTAATCCTACGGGGTTTGTTCCTGTCGAAACGGATCGTGATAAAAAGAAAGGCTCCGGTGTGAATTATTTGATTTCTAGACGGGCATTCATTATGCATCCCCGAGGAGTCGCTTGGCAGAACAAGACTCGTGCACACGCTGAATCGGTATCTCGTGCAGAGCTTGCTAATAAAGACAACTGGAAGCGTGTGTATGAACCGAAACAAGTCCGTATTGTAGCGTTTAAACATAAACTGGGCTAGGAGGTAGCCGCCTATGAATGCCGATGAGTACTGGGCGCGTCGAAGCAGGGAGCGAGAAGCCGAATGGTTTAAGAAGAGCCAGCAGACAATCGAAAAAGAGCTTGCGGCAGAGTATGAACGGTCTTTACAGCGGCTAACCCAAAAGGTGGAGGCATTGTATGGTAGGTTCGCAACTGAAAACGGACTTACCATGGCCGAAGCCGTAAAGCTTATCTCCGGCCCCGAGTATAAGGCTTGGCGGATGGATATTGAAGACTACGTCAAACAAATAGGCAAGACCGGCGACAAGGGGCTTTTACGTGAACTAAACACGCTTTCGATGCGGTCGAGAATTTCTCGTCTTGACAAACTTCGTGGTGAGACCTTGATGGAATTGGATAAGCTTGGTCGTAAAGTTGATTCGAGTATGACGAAGTTTCTTAGTGATGCTTATGCGGACACCAAGAAGCAAACCCTGGGGGATTTGGCGAAGCAAGGTATAAGCTCACTCGCTACGGAGGTAAGTCCTGAACGTGTAAAGGATGTACTGAAAACGCCATGGAGTGGGAAGAACTATAGCGAACGTATATGGAAAAACACGACAAAGCTTGCGGATACCATTCAAACGGAAATCGTTAATGGGGTGCATCGTGGCAGTTCGGTACAATCGATGACTAAGCGAGTACAAGAGCGCATGGGGGTAGGGCGAAGCGATTCGGAGCGGCTCGTTCGCACTGAAATGAACTACGTCAATAACACGGCAGCTCTTGATTCGATGCGAGAAGCAAAAATGAAATACTTCCGATTTATTGCCACTATTGACCGTCGAACTTCGGCCATATGCCGAGAGCATGACGGCAATTTATATGAGCTTGATGAGGCTGCTGTGGGAGATAATGTCCCGCCGCTACATGCTCGCTGTCGAAGTACCATAGCGGCAAGTTTGGAAGGGCCGGAGAAAGCAACTAACACCAGCAAGGTGAAGGAAGAGAATGCCAAAGGAAGCCAGGTTAAACGTAGTGTTTCTACTGTGACGGTAAAGACGGATCCTGTTACAACGGACATGATACGTGGGCAAATGCAAAATATAGATTTACAAAACGCGGCTCCAAAGGATATAATTGACCTAGGGAAGATGGTCGTAGAAAAGCACAACATTGTTGATATCGTTGGTGATAAAGAAGCTCTTGCAGAAGTGTTTAGCGAATATCGAGAAATTGGTTCGACTATCCCTAAAACGATGTGGTCTGAGCGCTCTAACCCTGTTAACAAAAAACTGTTACAAGGGGCATTTGATGTATACCCTTCTGCATGGTTAGATTATGTTAAAAAAGATAATCGCAAATTCTTTACGCCAAAGGTGAAGCGTGGCTTCTTTGTTCCCAGAGCAACTAAAGACGGCAAGTATTATTATGATAAACTACCGGGCGACCTCAAGGATGACTACCTGACTATTGCTATGAATGGAGAGCGAAAAACGACCGCTTTTCATGAAATTGGGCATATGGTCGAGCATTATAATAAAGATGCCCTTCGTATTTCTCATAAGTGGATAAAAGAGCGTACCGAGGGTGAGGATTTTGTGCGATTAATGGATTTGTTTCCCGGGTATAATTACGGACATACAGAAATGACAAAAGCCGATAACTTCATATCTCCTTATATCGGGAAGGAGACCGCAGGCAGTGAAGTGTTAAGTATGGGCTTAGAATCATTATTTGAGCCTCAAATCGGACAAGAGCAGAAGATTATTAACGGTAAGATTGTTTATAAAAAAATTACGGACGATGAAGAGTATCTACATTTAATTGTAGGGTTGATCTTAAAAGCATAAAGGAGGGAGATAGAATGGGAGACGCAAGAACGGTATATATGAATGCTGTTAAATTGTATGAAGATACGTTTGGTGCGGGGTCTTTGCAAGGAACTCCATTCTTATTCGACCCTGTACACCCTACATCTGACGACTTTTTAAAAGCGGCAAGAATATACAAATATATGGTAAGGCGCAAGTGGCGATTTACCCAATATCACGACTCTGAATTAATGGGATTGGTGTATTAAAGCACTCGAATGAGTGCTTTTTTTGTACTTAAAATCAAGGAGATGAGGCGATGGGGGATGAACAATATATTGGTTTTGATGAAGCAGTGGCATTGATCGTACAACATGCAAACAGACTAGTTAATATGGGGGCTATCAAAGCCGACGTGAACAACATAGATGCTCAAATACAGGTCTTCGCAGAAAAGTTTGTGCTTGATGTGGTAGCTTATTGCCACCGCACTAACTTCCCCAGGGTGTTGGCTTATACGGCTGCCGAATTAGCGATGAAGTACATCGCTGATGTGAATCGCATGGCAGATGGCTCGCTAGGACCCCTTAAATCATTGAAAGAAAACGACGTTCAGTTCGAGTGGGCGGTAAGTAGCGTATCGCCTATTGGTTGCCTATCAGAGCAAGACTTCGAGTCTATTCGCAACAAGCTAAATCTGTATCGCAAGGTGGTACATCATGGCTAAAAACTACTATGATTTATTGTTGAGTGCTTATGTCTATAAAGATAAGGTGACGGTGAAACGACAGATAGGAATAACGGATGACATTGGGGCAGACGTCTACGATATAGTTGACGTTTACACTGACGTCCCGTGCCGACTAGGGCAGCAGGGCACAAGCGGTATGAATGGCGGCGAATCGGATAGGGCGTTTAGCATTACGGATCATCTGCGTTTATCGGTTTCTAGTGAGCTTGAAATATTGCCGAGCGATATCCTTACCGTAACGACAGGGCAAGGTCAAGTGTTCACCATGAGGGCTCAAGAGCCGTTTAAATATATAACCCATCAAGAAGTTCCGCTCATAAAGGATGGTGAAGCGTAATGGGTATGAGTATTGACGGGTTTGAGCATCTCAATAAAAAATGGGCAAAGATACTCGCGGAACACGGCGAGATTAAAGACATCTTTCTCATGCAGCAAGGAGAGCTTTTACTTGCCGATACTAAGAAGAATACGCCCGTAGATACAGGCTTACTTCGCGCTAATTGGAAGAGTACCCCCGTATCGGATAGTAGCATTAAGGTGTATAACAATACCGATTATGCGGCTCATGTCGAGTTCGGCCATAGGACACGGGGCGGCGGAGTTGTTAAGGGGCGTAAAATGCTTCATCGTGCCATTGTTCATCGTAAGAGCGTGTTTCTTGCGGAATCGCGGGTAATCATAAGGCGGTTGTTAGATGCTTAATTTAAGGCAAATGCAAAAGGCAATTGTTGCTAATTTAAAAGAATATTATCCTGATTACAAGGTGTACTTCGATAACGTAGAAAAATCGAGGTCGCCTTATTTTTATGTGGATATGTTTGTTCGAACGGGCATTGGAGACGATACATACTTTGATAAGATAGTTCAAGTTGATATTGCGTTTGTGCCCATGCCCGATAAAAATAACCGTATCAATCGTGCGGAGTTATATGTCATGTCGGATTCGTTGGAACGAATTTTTAGACCGGTGTTAAGGGTCGAGGATAGGTATATTACCATCAACGATATTGAGCATACATTTATCGATGAAATATTGCATTTCATATTCAACCTTGAGTTTACAGATGCCTTTACAGATGAAGAGGTGGGCATCGTTCAAGGAGAAATAATGGAAGAATTAAAATTAACTGTTAACCATTTAGATTTAAAGGAGGAAGAAGATAATGGCTAATGAACAAGAAAAGTTTGGACTACCGCAAGTACTGATTGACTTTAAAACGAAGAGCGTTAGTGCTATCCGTCGTTCGGCGCGAGGTATTGTTGTTTTGATTTTAAAGACAGAAACAACAGACACCATAAAGAAATATAAAGTGAGTGATATCACAGATATCCCTGATAACGCGCTTACGCCTGAAGCGGAAGATCTGCTAAAGAAATGCTTGGCAGGCACGCCGCTTCGAGTTCTTGTTTATACGCTCCCTAAAGACGGGGTGGCAGGAGCAAAGCATAATCAGGCCGAAATTTTAAAGCAGATTAAACACATTAAGTACAACTACATTGCAGCACCGCAAGGAACCGACCAGGAACAAAAGGACTTGGCTGATTTCGTAAAGGCTGAGCGCACGAATCGCCGGTTAACCGTGAAGGCCGTCGTTGCCAATGTTAAGGCTGACCATGAAGGTGTTATCAACTTCTGCACGGAAGAAATCAAAGTGCCGACCGGGACAACGAAACAAGGGGTAACGACATATACCACGTATACGCCCATTCAGTATACGGCACGCATTGCGGGGATACTTGCCGGCTTATCGCTTGACCGTTCAGCAACATATTTTAAGCTGACGGAGGTCGAATCGGTTAAGGTATACGATGACCTTGAAGATCGGATTGATAAGGGTGAGCTTCATATTTTTGATGAAGAAGATGGAGACGGCGTTAAAATCGCTCGTGCATGCAATTCCCTTACAACCTTCACGACCGATAAGGGAGAAGACTTCCGCAAAATTAAAATCATTGAAGCAATTGACATGCTTACTGATGACATTCGAGATACTTTTAAGCGTATGTATGTGGGTAAAATTATCAATGACTACGACCATAAAATGCTTTTTATTGCGGCTATCGGCGTGTATTTCAGCGGGCTTTTAGGGAATGTTCTCGATAAAGATGCGGATAATAAAGTTGATATTGATGAGTTGTTCCAAAAGAATTATGCCATCTTACACGGTGAGGATGTCACTAAACTTACCCCGATGCAAATTCGCCAATTTAACACTGGTGATAAAGTAGCGCTGGTCGGTAGCGTGAAATTTGTAGATGCAATGGAAAACCTTTCCATTGATTTTACGATGTAGAAGGAGGACATGACATATGAGTAGACATAGCGAAGATGTAAAATATCGTGGTAGACGTCGTTGGAACGGATCTCACGGGCAATTGTGGCTTGACGGCGAATTGGTATTTGAAATTGAAAAGTTTGAAGCAACGGTCGAAGCACAGCGTGAAGATGTCATCATCGGCAATTCTGTAGACAGTAAGGTAACAAGCCTTAAAGGTGAGGGCACAATGACGGTTAAGGCCGTTATTAATCGAAACTTCCGCAAACTTCATGAGGCATGGTGCGCCGGCACTGACCCTCGCTCGACTTTTGTTGGGCTGCTCGATGACCCTGACGCCGTGGACGGGCAAAAAGAACGAATCAGTATTGATAATGTTTGGTTCAATAAGCTTACGCCCATGACGTTTGAAAAAGGTAAGGTTGTTGAGCATGAAATTCCGTTCGGATTTACGCCCGAAGATTTAACCTATTTGGAATCTATCGACTAAGGAGAATATTCATATGGTAACGACGATTAAAGAACTCATTGAGAAGAAGGAAGCTATTGAGGCTAAGAAAAAAGAGAAAATCGTGTTAAAAACGTCTATCGGCAATGTTGTTGCAGTTAAACCGTCAGCTTCTCTTATCACGGAATCCTTGGAGCTTGATGATGGAAATGACGAATATTTCTTATTAAATTCAATTGTGGAGCCCAACCTGAAAGACCCTGAATTGCAAGCGGCCTATGGTTGCGTTGTCCCCACGGATATTATTTCCAAGCTTTTCCAATACGGGGAAGTAAAGGCAATGTCCAGTGCCATTATGGATAAGGTTGGCGCCGGGAAGAAGATTGAAACGGCAGTATATGAAGAAATAAAAAACTAGTCGAAGGAGACTGGGAGGCGGCTACGGCCGCCTTTTTAGTTCTCCATGGGCATACATTCGAATATTTTTTCAAGCTATCACTTGCGGAAAAACTTGTCTGTAGAGTGGCGATGGAAAAAGAACAAAAAGAACGAATCCAATTAGCCCAATTGGGAACAATAGGGGCTCTTGCGGGAGGAGGTGGAACAAGTGGCAGGTAGCAATGAAGAGTTAAAGGTAGTCCTTTCCTTGGATGATTCTAAATTTACACAAGGGATTAAATCCGCACAGCAGAGTACACGGAGTTTGGCGCAGTCTGCCAAGTCGACCAGCCAAGGGATTGATAGCGTTGGCAGTAGTTTGAATGGCATTGGTAACAAAGCTGATAAAGCTACTAGCGGTATAAAGAAAGTAAAAGAAGCTACCGACAAATTAAAAAATACTAATGCAACGATAAAGGTTGGGCTTCGTGATAAAGCAACTCCTCATGTAGCTAAGATACAGACGGAATTAAAGGCACTACATGGGAAGGCTTATACGGCGGTTGTAAATGTTCGTCAGAATATGGCTGGTGGATTGGGAGGCATTGGCCAGAAAATATCCGGAGCGGCTTTAGGGGTTCCTCTACAAATGGCAGCCGGCGCAGGCATTGCATTTGGTATTTACGACGCTATCAAGACATTTAAAAGCTTTGAAGCGCAAATGAGTACCGTAAAGGCTATTGC